CGCATTGGCGTGGACTTCAACGTTGGACAGATGTCAGCTGTGATTGCCGTTCGTCTTGGGAAACAACTATTGCTGATCGATGAGGTCAGCGGCGCCCATGACACCGACGCCTTGGCTCAAGAAATACGAGCGCGTTTTCCCGACCGCAGAATCTATGTCTACCCTGACGCATCAGGCGGTTCACGATCTACGAATGCCAGCCGTACAGACATACAAATCTTGGAGTCCTACGGTTTCAGCAACCAATCGCCTAAGTCAAATCCTGCCGTCCGTGATCGGGTGGCTTCTGTACAAGCTCTTCTGGAGAATGGGAAAGGTGAGGTCAGGCTGCAGGTAGCAAAGCACTGCAAAAGGACCATTGAGTGCCTCGAGCTGCAGTCGTACACGGAGCGTGGTGAGCCAGACAAAGATGCTGGCTATGACCACATGAATGACGCTTTGGGTTACTTGGTTTGGCGTGAGTTCAACCCACTGCACAGGAACGCTGGACGTGGTACTGGCATCAGGCTTTACTAAACTGATTGCGATGGGCGGGCTTTAGCTGTGTATTCAGGCTTTTCAGGACGCCAACGTGTTGGCAACGTCACGACGGTTGAAAGCCCGAACACGGCTTACATCAACATGGAGCCGCATTGGCTGTTGATTGAAGCCTTGCTGCAGGGCACTTATGGAATCAGAAAAGGGCATCGGAAGTTTTTGCCACAAGAAGTAAGAGAACTAGATGAGGCATATGACAACAGGTTGATGCGTTCAACGCTTGCGCCTTATTACGTCAGGCTGGAGCGGATGTTGGCGGGCATGTTGACCCGCAAGCCTGTACGGCTTGAAGACGTCAGCGATGTTGTCACCGAGCAGCTTTTTGACGTTGATCTGCAGGGCAATGACCTGAACGTTTGGACATATGAAACTGCACGCAAGTGCATTCGCTATGGCCATGTTGGCGTCTTGGTTGATGCGCCCAAAGCTGGCGACAATGGCCGGCCTTACTGGACGCAATACACCCCGCGAGACATCTTGGGGTGGCGCAGTGAAATCAAAGACGGCAAACAGCTATTGACGCAACTGCGGCTGATGGAAGAGGTCACCGTGCCTGATGGTTTGTACGGCGAGAAGCAAGTGCAGCAGGTGCGTGTATTGACGCCTGGTGCTTTTGAGATTCATCAAAAAGACAAGAAAGGTGATTTTGTCCTTATCGATGAGGGCAGCACCAGCCTTAGCGAGATTCCATTCGCTGTTGCTTATTCCAATCGTGTTGGCGTCCTTGAATCACGGCCACCACTTGCTGACATTGCCGAGCTGAATCTCAAGGCGTATCAAGTGCAGTCTGATCTTGATAACCAGCTGCACATCAGCGCTGTGCCGATGCTGGCTATCTACGGGTTTCCACAGTCGGCAGAAGAAATCAGTGCAGGCCCAGGCGAAGCCATGGCGCTGCCTGAGTCTGCACGGGCTGAATACATTGAGCCTGGCGGCAACAGCTATGACGCGCAGTTCCGCAGGCTTGACCAAATTGCTTCGCAGATCAATGAGTTGGGTTTGGCTGCTGTGCTGGGTCAAAAACTGAGCGCAGAAACTGCAGAGGCAAAGCGGATCGATCGCAGCCAAGGCGATAGCACCATGATGGTTATCGCCCAACAGATGCAAGACCTTGTCGACAACTGCCTGGCTTTCCATGCGCAATACATGCAGCAACCGCAAGCGGGCAGCAGTTTCATCAACCGCGATTTCCTTGCAACACGGCTTGAACCACAAGAAATCCAATCACTGCTGCAGCTTTATACGGCAGGCACCATCACTCAAGAAACACTGCTGAACCAGCTTTCAGCCGGTGAGGTTCTTGGCGATGAGTTTGATGTTGAAGAGGAAGTTGAAGCAACGCAAAGCGGCGGCCTGATTGAAATGCAGCGGTCAGAACAGCAGCCACCTGCGGCAGAAGAAGCCACAATGCCAGAAGCAGAGCCGGAGGCTGACAATGAGCTGGCTGGATAACCTGCGCAAGCACAAGCCAGAAGGGCCCATCAACCGACTTTTGTTTTTTTCAAAGCAAGAATTAACGGAGCAAACCTACGCCGTGATCCGGATCACTTGGTTCCTTGACAACAAAATTTGCGGGGTATCTGAAACTGCGATTGGTTTGTACGAGCAAGATGTCATCGCTGAGTTTTCTGGCATTGTCGGAAACGCTTTACGTGCTGGCTGTGATGTCTCTGTGGCCTGCATTGATGACCCGCAATATCTGGGCATTTATGAATCATGAGCACCCCTGCTGCGCTGTACCGGAACGCTGTTGACCTGAACAGGTTCAGCAATGGCGTAGCTCGACGTATTGCTGTGGCATACAACGATCTTGTTTTGGACGCTGTTGATCAGCTTCGTGGCATTGATGAGCTTGCTGCGCCTGCAAAAGCTGCACGGCTTAGGGCGATCCTTGCTCAACTGAAGCAGTCTTTAGAAGGCTGGGCAGGGTCCAGCACTGCCATTGCCATTGAGGAGCTGCAGGGCCTGACTGTTCTGCAGTCTGAGTTTGTGACGGAAGAGCTGCGCAGGGCTTTACCTATTGAGCTGCGTGATCAGATCCGCAGCGTGCAGATCAGCCCGCAGTTTGCGCAATCGGTTGCGACAGTTGATCCGACAGCAATCAATATCGTCAGCCTGAGTGATGACTTGCAGGCAGTTGTCACGGGTGCGCCTCAAACGTTCAGCCTCACTGCTGCACAAGGGACCACGATTACCCTGCCAAACGGCAAAGTGCTTGAAAAATCTTTTCGTGGTCTAGCCGTATCCCAAGCCGATCTATTTGCTAAGACTGTGCGCAATGGGCTGCTAGCTGGTGAATCGACTGACAAGATTGCCCGTCGCCTCAAGGGCCGTTTGCAATTTGGGCAGCGGGGCAGTGTGCGACAGATGGCGCAAACAGGTGGGGAATCAACGTCAATGGCTAACCGTCAGGTGATGGCGCTTGTGCGCACCAGCGTCAACCAAGTCGCGAATGAGGCCAGCCAGCAGGTTTACAAGGCAAACCAAGATGTCACCCCGCGCTATCAATACGTTTCAACGCTGGACAGCAAGACTTCACCGATCTGCCGTGCTTTAGATGGCCAAGAGTTTGAATATGGCAAAGGCCCTAAGCCGCCACAGCATTTCAATTGCAGGTCAACCACTGTGCCGGTCATTGATTACGAGGGGTTTACGCCGCCAGCCCCTGGGAAACGTGCTGCACAGGGCGGGATGGTGCCAGAGGACCAGACTTACGGTCAGTGGCTGCACAACCAAAGCAAAGAAGTGAAAGCGGATGTTCTTGGCCCCGAAAAGGTTCGTTACTTCAACCGGCTAGCAAGAAAGTATGGCCCAACCGACGCTATTCGTAAGTTTGTAAGCGAAGACGGGTCAGAGCTAACGTTGGCACAGTTAAAACGCCGTTATCCCAATGGCACTTCCAGCTAAGTACAAGTTCAAGTCCCAGGGCACTGAAGACAAGCCCAAGGCGACGGCCAAGAAAAAGTCCGCTAAAAAGGAAGCACCTACGGAGACTGACTGATGCCAGGACATTACGGAATGGGCAAGCCCAAGAAAAAGAAGAAGAAGGGCAGCAAGAAAAAGTGATGGCAGCCAAGCGTCGCCCACCAAAGGACAAGAAGACCGGCCTGCCAAAGGCTTATCTTTCTGGTGCCAAGAACAAGGCGGCCAAGGCCAGAGAAATCAAGCGCACTGCTGCCCTGTACAAGGCCGGCAAACACATCGACATCGCAGCCGTTTCCAAATCCAGGACTGAGCAAGGTGGCAAGACCAAAAGCAAAACCACTAAACGCCGCAACAAAAAAGGCCCTAAAAGAAAAGGCTGAGAAGTCCAAGTTCTTTTACGGCGAGCTTGCTGCTGTGTATCGCAAGGGCCAAGGCGCTTACCTTTCCAGTGGTTCTCGCAATGTCCCGATGGCTGCCTGGGCCATGGGCAGGGTCAACAGCTACATGCGTGGCGACAAGGCTCGTACAGCTGACGCTGCGATCTACGCCCGCTACAACAAAAAACGATGAGCATCAAACGTGGTGGCCATACGTTTGCGGGCTATGACAAGCCCATCCGTACGCCGAATCATTCGAGCGGCAAGTCTCATGCTGTTGTCATTAAAGACAAAGGCAAGGACAGGCTCATTAGGTTCGGCGCACAGGGTGCTAAAACGAAACCTCCGCGCAAGGGTGAGAGTGCTGCGGATAAAGCCAAACGCGCATCCTTCAAGGCACGGCACGCAAAAAATATCGCGAAGGGCAAAACATCTGCTGCATATTGGGCAGACAAAGTAAAGTGGAGCTGAAATCAACCTTACGGGTTATTCATGTCTGACGAGCAAAATCAGGAGATTACGTCTCCGGCAGCTCCAAACAATCCTGAGCTTGATGCACTGAAAGGCAGCATCCAAGCATTGGAAAAAAAGAATTACGAGTTGATTGGCAAGCTCAAAGAAGCCAAGACTGTTCCTGACGGCGTTGATGTCCAAGAGTTGCTTGAGTTCAAGCGCAACGTTGAGCAGAACAAACTTGAATCAGAAGGCAAGTACACAGAGGCACGTCAGGCCCTTGAGCAGCAGTTCCGCGAGGCTGCTGAAGCCAAGGACAAGCGGATTGCTGAGCTTGAAGCACGTGTCCGCGAGCTTGAGCTGATTGCACCTGCGAACACAGCATTGGCTGATGTTGTGCATGACCCAAGCATTGTATTCAAGGCGGATCTGCTGAAGCCTGACCAAATTGAACGTGAAGCTGACGGGACTGTTGTTGTCGTCAATGGCTACGAACGCAAGCCGATTGGTGAATGGGCCAAAACTTTGCCCAGCTACATGCAAAAAGCCCCGAAGCCCGTTGGCAGTGGTGCTCCATCAGGACGCAGTGCAGGCGGCGACATCCCACCAGGCACTAAGAATCCTTTTGCCAAAGAGTCCT